AAACATGTTTTAACAATGGGAAAAATGACTAAACAACAGATTCAGGAGCGTCAAGCGGCGATCATGAATCAAATGGACGAGATGGAAGTAAAATCTCGTGAAGCTAACGGTGGCGCAATCGTCTTCTCCGACGAGGAGGCTGCCAAGTATGACGCTCTCATGCGTGAGAGTGCCGGACTCAGCGCAAAGGCTAAGGCTCTTGCATCCGATGCAGAGTTGCGCCAAATCCGCTCCAATGAGGAGAAGGGTGCCAAACTGCGCGAGATGCTGAAGAACTGCGTGCAGAAGCGTGAGAACGCAACCACCGTTCTGGCTAACGCTGTCACCGAAGGTACAGACAAGAACGAGTACGGCAACCTCGATGCAGGTGGCTTGATTCCCGTAACCATCCGCGAAATCATCGACACCAAGGTAGCAGGTATCGAACTGCCTGACTCCCTGCGTCTCGTGACCGGCGTGACGGGTACCGAGATCATCCCGTACAGCACCAACGACGTGAAGTTCTCTGTAAACGGTGAGGTACAGAAAGTCGGCGAGCAGGGTCTTGACTTTGCCAAGATTCAGGCTGCTCCGCAACGTGTCGCTGCATCCGTAGCCGTTTCGCACCGCGCTATCGACAACGCAGCCTTCGACCTGCTCGGTTTCGTTACCTTCAAACTCCAGAAGGGTTGGGCTATCTTCCGTGCCTTGCATGTTTATGCACACGGTCAGTACACCCTGCTTGAGTCTCCGTTTGCAAAGGTGAACCCGGTTTCGCTCACAGTAGATGAGAACATCGGCAAGAACCTCGCAAAGGAGATTGCCAAGATGTACGACCTTGGTTTCGAGGGCGACCCCGAAATCATCATGGACAAGGTGACGGAGGTGGATCTTGCGTTCACCAAACGCATCCCGAACTCCGCCGGCGACCGCACCGTGGTTGAGGACGGCAAGTGTGTCGGCTACAACTACAAGGTCAGCCCGTTCATCGACTACGCTATCAACGCGCAGGGTGAGGCAACCAAGGACGCAAACCGCTACATCGGTATCGGTCACTTCGGCTACCTGTCGGAGGAGCAGCACGGTGAGTTCCGCTTCAACGTGGACGCTGTATCGAGCGCAAACTTCGACCGTGGCACCGTAGTGCTGGGTGTAAGCACCGACTACTCGTTGACCGAGCTTTCGAGCAAGGTGAACGGCAACAAGTCGGGCAAACCGCAGGCCTTCAAGCTCATCAAGCTCATCGAGGCTGCTGAGTCCTAAAACCCGCTGACGGATGGAGATACGGGCAGGAGGTGAAAGCCCTGCCCCTCCTTCCGAAAGCAACACCGAAATGTCAAAACTGATAGAACATGGCAAAAGAACTGACTGACATACTGCTCGACGCAATCAAGGCCAACGACGAACTCGTTGCGCTTACCGGCAGCCGCGTTTATGATACGTCCGTTGAGGTCCCCGATTGGCAGGACAACACAAAGTGCCCTTACCTCGTGGTAATCGACGACCCGTATCAGAACGAACTCGGCACAAAGGATAGCGTCTGGGAAGGTTCCGTGGATCACTGTGGCGCGTACATCGTGATTTGCGCCGACACCCCGGACGATGTGAGGGCAATACGTCGGAAACTTCGCAAAGCCGTTGAGGAGTACATGGTGGCACTGCCGGATTCCGAGCGTCCGTACCTTACCGCTGCAAGCAGTGAGGGTGTGCGCTGGGATCAGGACAAACCCTGCTACAATGACGCTCTTCACTATCAGTGCGACATGGACGTGATTGAACCATCTGAATCGTAAAACATCAAAACGTAATAGCAATGGCATTTCAAGGACAAAACTTTCGTCTCTTGCAACAGGACCCCGTGACAGGCAAATATCGCTGTTTCGGCATGAGCACAAACGCCAGCATCAATCAGTCTTCCAATACTGACGATGCAACGACCAAAGACGTGCTCGGTATGGCTTCTATGCCTTCTGTAACGAGCAAGTCGGCGCAAATCTCCGTCGAGACGCTGACCATCACGAATGCGGTGGAACTGCTCAAAGCAATCGCTTCCGGCGTTCCGTTCACGCTTATTTGGGATGAGGTGAGCACGGTGAACAACCAGACTCCAGTCGGTGCTGCGTTCGCTCGTACCGTTAAGGCGTTCCTGAACGATGTTACGCTGAACCTGAACGACCGAGAGAATACAGCTACCAGTCTCCAATTTGCTTCGGCATCCCCGATTGCAAAGATTACGAGCACTCCGACCTACGAGATGGTAACTCCGGGCACGTTCATCAAGGGTCAGTTCGTTCGCCTGTTCCTGAGCAAGAACAATACCGACACCCCAGCCAACGTGGTACTTGCACCGAAATCGCTCAGCCTGCATGTCAGCTTGAGCTTGGAGGATGCAACAACCAAGGACACGGAAGGGGATTGGCAGGTACAAGAACCGACGGGTCTGTCTTACGACATATCCATCAACGCGCTCATCAAGAGCGGCGAGACTATCACGTCTTCGGTTCCGGCTGTATCGCTGACAGATTTGCAAGACATCTACGAGGCTTCCGAGCCTGTCAAGTGGGAGATTGCACACACCAGCGGCGCGAACAACCGAACCAAAGGCGAAGTTATCTGCGCAGGTTCTGCGGTCCTGA